GCAACTGTGAAAATTGTGATTGTGAAAACTGTACATGCTCAGAGGAAAATCCCTGTGCGTGTATGACTGATAAACAAGGAGAAGATACTAATGGTTGAACTAATGAATAGATTTAAAGAGCCTTCATCGTATGCAGCACTCAGTGGTGTATTTGCTATGGTAGGTATAATGGTACCAAATGACCTGTGGCAAAGCGTAGTTATGATTTGTTGTGGTGCAGCCGGTGCTGTTGGGTTTTTTATACGTGAAAAGAAAGACTAAGCTATGAGGTTACAAGCATTAAGGGCACAGTACGTGGCTAATATAGGTTTAGCAAAAGCTAACCTTGATGTATTATTACATTCTGCTGTAGGTATTGGGGAACATTCTGATATTACAGCAGAGATAGATAAGTGGATAGGGGCTATTGCAAGTAATCAAGATAAGATAGAAGCTATTGATGGACTGTACGATACTCCAGAAGAAAAAAAAGAACAAAGGGAAATGTTTCCCGATGCAAAACTATGGTAAAGGGGAACACACCATGTCAAGTATAACAGATGCAACAAAAGCAAAGATAAGAAAATTAATGGGTACAGGCACTTCTGACCTTTCAATTCTCAAGCAAGTAAAGACTCTTATAAAAAATGAATTAGGAAAAGATAGACCAACAGGAGCTAGACCAAAAATGGGTAGCAAAGGATACGGAGCTAAACCAAAGAAAAAAATGATGGGTGGCAAAGTAGCTAAAAAGAGGATGTACGGTGGATCAATTAAAAAATCTAAATAAAATCCGAAGAAAGACTAGCACCATACCTTTTGGTTATGTGTTGGATACGCAGGATGAGAAACACCTGTCTCCTATACCAGATGAACTACAAGCACTGGATCAAGCATTGACATATGCCAAGTCTTGCGGGTGGAGAAAAGCAAGCCAGTGGCTGTTGGCAAAAACAGATAGATATATATCTGATGAAGGTTTAAAGAAACGCAGTAAGTTAGGGACACACTTAGATGCCAAAAAAGATATACAGCAACCCACCTAGAAAACCAAAAACTTTTGATACTGTTAATGTGCGGGCAAAAAAAGGCAATATGGCATCTGAAATATTTGGTAATATAACTATACCACTATCTGAAGATATTTCTATTATGCTTGGTGGCAGAGATAGAAAACAAAAATTTGAAAGAAATAGAATAACAAACCACATAGAAACTAATATAAAAAATCAATATAGAGAATTTGGCGTTAATATAAAAAATATAAATTTTAATTATAAACAAAAGTCTACAAAAGGAACAGAAGTTATAACAGGTAACAGGGGTGAAACCTATTATGACGGAAGCTTTAAATCAGACATGCAACGGGCAGCCCAACTTAATATATACAATGTAAAATTAAATAAGTCTGGAACTTTAACCGGCAATGCTTCGGTAACTTCTGGAACAGCAGGTTTAAATTCTCGTGAAATACCTAGAGACCCAATGTTTCCTAATAGAGAAGACTTTGATCCGGGAATGAATAAATATGAAAATAAATTCTACGCTGGGATAAAGTATAATTTTAATTAATGGCTGAAATAACTAAAAAACAGATACGCAAAGCCGTATCAACAAAACTATCCAACCTTAAAGCCAAGGTAAAAAAAGACTCAAAACGTGCTGTAAATGCACGGTACAGGGCTAACAAACTACAAGAAAGCCTTGGTAAGATAGACGCAGCTCTCTCAGGACATGGAAAAGAACCCATATCTGAGGAAGAACTACTAGCTTTACCAGAAAGAGTACGAAACCACGTTGCTGAGAACGAAGTTGTCTTTAAAGCTAACGATGGACCGCAGGCAGAGTTCTTAGAAAGTCCAGAAAGAGACGTACTGTATGGCGGAGCAGCAGGAGGAGGCAAATCATACGCACTTCTAGCTGATGTTTTAAGAGATGTAGGCAATCCTAACCACAGAGGCCTACTACTAAGACGTACTCTACCAGAATTGACCGAACTTATAGACAAAAGTAGGCAATTGTACATGAAAGCGGTGCCGGGGGCAGTATTTAAGCAAGCAAAATCTACATGGGAGTTCCCTTCAGGGGCCAAAGTGTGGTTTTCTTACGTAGATGACGAAAGAGACGTAACAAGATACCAAGGACAAGCGTTTAATTGGATAGGCATAGACGAAATAACACAATATCCCACACCATACGTGTGGAACTACCTAAGATCAAGACTTAGAAGTACCGACCCAAAACTTGGTCTATATATGCGGTGTTCAGCTAATCCGGGAGGTGTAGGAGGCTGGTGGGTAAGAAAAATGTACATAGATCCATCTCCACCGGGATCAGCTTTTTGGGCAAAAGAATTTGATACACAGAAAACAATAAGGTACCCTATAGGGCACGCAAAAGAAGGGCAACCTTTATTTCTAAAGAAATTTATACCGGCAAGGTTAACAGACAATCCATATCTTGCTATAGATGGGCAATACGAAGCTATGTTGCTCTCCTTACCAGAAGTAGAACGAAAACGATTATTAGAAGGAGACTGGGATGTCGCAGAGGGAGCAGCTTTTACAGAATTTAGTAGATCGCTACATGTCGTGGAATCCTTTGACCCACCTGATGGTTGGGCTAGGGTACGTGCCGGAGATTATGGCTACAGTAGTCCTTCTTGTATTCTTTGGGGTGCTATAGACTGGGACAACAATATCTGGATATATAGAGAACTGTATATAAAAGGTAGAACTGGTGAAGCTCTTGGTGAATTAGTATTAGAATTGGAAAGAAACGACCCAACCATGCAAATATCTGTATTAGATGCAAGTTGTTGGAACAGAACAGGGTTAGGTCCAAGTATAGCAGAGACAATGAATAGAGGTGGCTGTAGATGGATACCATCCGATAGAAACAGACTGGCAGGAAAGATAGAAATACATAGAAGACTAGCTTGTGATAGCAGAGGACAACCAAGAGTAAGAATTATGGATAATTGTACAAACCTAGTAAGAACACTGCCTACATTGCCACTATCTAAACACAACCCAGAAGATGTAGATACAAAAGCAGATGATCACGCATACGATGCGTTACGATATATGATGATGGTAAGATCTTTACACAATGCAAGCACACCGTATTATTCTAGTAGGCAATCACAACGGTATGTCCCACAAAATGAGGTATTTGGATACTAATGGCTAATATTACTGTAGAAGATCTTTTTATTGAAAGACTTACAACCCAACCGGGTATGACTGCAAAATCTTATGAAGCATTTATGCAGAATACTTCTATACCCGCTGATATGAAAAGTAAAATATTAAAAAGTTTAGAGTCTGGCACTGTGAATGCTGCTAAAGGTTTAAGTAAGACTGATGTTAGTGCCATGCTTACAACTATGATAAAGTATAGGAATCATAGTTTTCCTAAAAATGATATGCGTATAGCTGATATGTCTCCAAAAGATTATGTAAAGTTAAGTAATCAAAAGTATATATTAGATAGCAAACTTGGTAGTCCTAAAATATTAAAAGGCTATATGGACCCAATTTTTGAAAGATATACAGATGTTAAACCTATGAGTAGGTTGGCTGCTGGGGATAGTACTTATGCTATAAAAATTGGTGGCCAAGGTGATAGGGTTATTCCTACAAGTATACCAGATGATATATATGCTACAACAACCCGCCACATAGAGACTTACCAAAAAGGTAGTATTGATAGAATTACTGCTAGATTATTATTTTTAACAGGGGATAGAGGGGCTGAATTTAGTAGATTAACTGTAGATAGTTTTGATGATATAAATAATCCCACATTAGATAACAGTGGTAACGCAGTTAAAAATTTAAAAGCAAATGTTGCTAAGGGTAGACTGTCATACTTTACAGATTTAGAAAGATATTATATTTTAAGAGCTAGACAATTGGCTTTACTAGATGGTAGAAAAGAACTTTTTCCAAATGCACCTAGAATAAATGCTGAAATAGTAGATAATTTAAAAGCTACGTATGTTGTTGGTGATGCTGATCCAAAAAAAATATTTAAAGTATTTAATGAAAGATTAGGGGAATACCAAGAAAAAGATCCAACAAGAATTTTTATAAGAAATTTAGCTAAAGACAGATCTGGTGCACTTTTTGCACGAGGAGATTTACCACAAGGAGATCCTTTTTATATAACTCAAAATGCTATTAATAATCAAAATTTAACACATGGTATAAAACTTCCAGTATCTATGATAAAATATATGAGTACTGAGGGTGCTTTAAGAACTATAGTAACTCCGGGTATGGACATTTTAGATAATCAATATACTGCTTATACAGGATATAATTCTGCAGAAAGTATGGTAGCTAAAGATGGGGTTATTAATGAATATAAAAATACTAGTGGTAAAACGCTTATACCAGAAACAGAAATTAAAGTAAAACATACTACAGCAATACCTGCAAAAGATGCAATTTTACGTCATACTTACGCTATGGGTTGGATGCCAAAAGATGCACTAATAGATTGGGAAACAAGCCACGAAAGTAATTTTGTTAAAAATTTAAATTCTAGTAGTGCACGATTGCACACTTTAGATTCTAACAATGCTGCATATATTGATGATGCGGTATCGGAAGCTGTTCTTAATTCCCGTAAAAGATTTGCTGAAGCTTCAAAGTTAAATCAAGAAACTTTAGAAGACATAGCAAATAATGAAAAATTTCTTGAAAATGAAAAAATTAAAAGACAAACAGATCGTAAATTTAATATAGATGCTGAAAAGGGAGAAAAAGTTCAAGCAAGTAGAGATGCAATTAGGGGTTCTAATTTAACTGATGATGAAATTATGGATGAACAAAATAGATTAGAAGATAGCAGACCTACACGAATGGATGGAGAAACCCCCAGAACATTTACTCAAAGATTAAAAGCTTGGAGAAGTAGTATAGGAAAAGCAGGATTAAAAGCTCTTCCATTTATGGGATTACTTGAACCTATTAGATATGGAATGCAAGGATCTCAAGCAGTAGAAGAACAACTTGCCCAATTTGCAATATTTCCAAATGAAGTTCCGGAAGATTATTATACAGGAAAACGATCTAAAAAATTAAAGGCTAATCAAGAAAAAGATATTGTGATTAGAGCTAATCTTGCAATGGACCCTGCAAGTACAGAAGAAAACGTAGCAGAATTAAGACAGTCCGAAGGTTCTTTTTTATCTAAACAAGATAAAGAAATTCTAGATAATCGTGAATTGCTATATCAAGATGAACAAAAACAAGAAGTATTTTAACAACAACAACCAAAGGAGACGACTATGAATAATATGATGAGCTACATGAACGGAAGTTTAAAACACGGAGCAATGAATGAAGCTAACGAAGGTTC